TATCGGGCGCGTCACCACATTTGATGACTTGCGGGCTATCATTGATGCCTATCGCAAGTCTCTCGGCATTACCTTGCTAGAGCTAGATGACAAGTCAGGCGTCCAGCATGGTTACAGTTCAAAGCTGGCCTGCGGCATAAAAAACTATGGCAACATTTCCCTGCCGTGTATAATGGGTGCCCTTGGCCTGGAATTAATAATTGTGCGCGCTGCAAGCGGGCATAAGCAGGACGGTGTTAATTCAAAAACTTATATCGAAAACTATAAGCGCGTGAGAAAAAAAGTCGCGCGTCTTGGGGCCATTGCCGCGAATAATAAGAAGACTGCGGAAGAGCGGCGCAAGTCAGCGCGCAAGGCCGCAACGGCGCGATGGGCTAAGTATCGCCAAGCACAAAAGAAGATGCGGAAAGCTGCCGAAAGAAAGGCGCAAGGGTCTTTATTTTAGGACCAATTTAGTTGAAGACATTACCGGGGCCATTGGCCTGCTTCGTAGTCTCCCGCCGTTTAAGGCGCTCTAGCGAGGCGCGGCGACCTTCTGGCGGGGGTCGCCGCCACAATTATCACTGACAGCTCGTCGTCGTCACGCCAATTGATGAGCCTTGGCTCCAACAATTCTTATTATTCGAGTGATAGGTTGAGCCGAATTCACTATCCTGACGCCAACCATAAGTGCCGTTTCGATTAGAGAATGTTGTCATGCCGCCGCCGTCATATGACATGCCAGATTGCGCGTCATTGTAACCCCAATTTTCTGCAAGAGCCGGGGCGCGGCCAAGTAAAACAATAGCGCAAACGAGGGCAAAGCGTGTTTTGGTTTTCATTTGAATTATCCTTTAACAGATTTTAGGGGCTGACGGTCGCAAGTTGGAAACGACCGTCGATTTTTCGCCAAGCTTTAAGCCTCGGCTGCGTCTTCTGAGTAGGCGCTTTCAATGCGGTCATTAGTGACGCAGCAATAAAGCCAAGGGTCTTCCCAATTGACTTCAATTGCTTCAATGCTTGCGTCGCATTGTCGGCCTTCTCTATGGGCGGTGATAATGTCGCGCCATATCTCGCGGGCGCCTTTGATTGAAAGCGCCTCGCCTTGTCCTGTGATAAAGAAAAGCGGGTAGCCTCCGGGCCATGAATATTTCTCGCGGATTGCCTGCTTTACGTCTTCAAGTTTAACCATTGTTATAGTCTCCTCTCGTTTTCTTGCTGGCGCAAGCTGGAAGGGCGTCAAGCGCCCTTCGGGTTTGCGTCAAGAGTGCGTATAGCCGTCTTGTTCAATGCCTAGCCATTGCCCCCATATGTTAATCATGAGGCAGTCATAGCCTTGCACAAAACGGCGTCTAAATTGCCTGTAGGTTGCGCTGGTTGGATTGTCGCTATTTCTTGCGCGCTGATACAGTTTAAACATTGCGGCGCGTTGTGCTTTGGTTGTTGGTGTCATTGTCCTAGTCTCCTGAGTTGCGACGCTGGCGGGCGTCGTGTGGCCGTTGGCGCACAATGGGCGGGCCGCGTGGGTCCGCCGGTTCTGCGTCAATTGCGGGCTGTCATTGCCTCCGCTATCAACTCCGCAATAAGCTGCTTCAATGGTTTGTCTTCTACTGCGGCAAGGATGCGCAACTCTTTGTGGAGTTCTTCGCTAACTGTGGTTTTAATTTCGCGGTCCATGGTTCAAGCCTCCGTTGGTGTGATGTCGAAAGTAAATTCTAGGCAGTTGCAAGCAAGGACGCCGAAGCGTTCGGCGTCGTGGCTTCTCTCAAAATATCCGTCAACGTCTTCGACGCTGATGCAATGGCAAGAGCCATATTGCCGGAAATGCCAATCAATAAAGGCGTCCAGGGGGGCCATGTCTTCGTCTTCTAGGCCGCTTTCATCGCCGTTGATTAAAGGGCAAGCCCAAAAATCTGGGAGGGTATAAGTGACGGTCTTCATTGGCGGGCCTGCTCTATTGCTTCGAGGATAAAATAAGCGCCTGCGATTAGGGCTGTGATTACGCCTGCGCCTAATGCGGAAAGCGCAAGCAATATGAGTGCAAGGTCAAGCATATGTTGCATTGTATTCGTCTCCTGGTGACGCGCTGGCGGGCGCGTGATGCGTGATTGCATCATGTGGGGCGCAATGTGCGCCCCAGGTGATATAATCAAGCTGCTATGGCTACTGGTGCGGCTAGTGTAAGGCCTCTGAGGTATGACGCTGCCTTGTATGCGTCGCCCGCTGCTTTGGTGAACAATGCAGGGTTGTTCTTCAAGACTTTGTGCCAGCTTGCGATATATGCCGCGCTGTTTTCGAGCGTGGTATTATCAAAGCCGAATTCTGCGCACAAAAACGCGCTGCCAAGTTCTGCAACAAGTTCCTCGGCTGCATATAGGCAGTCACCAAACTGCTTGCCAAAGGTTCTATTCATGCGCTTTTCGTTGCCTGTCCAATGGGTCAACTCATGAAATGCGGTCGAATAGTATTCTGCAACGCCTGTGAAGGTTTCATAAGCTGGCAGGTTGATATAGTCGCCCGCTGTTGTGTAGTAGGCGCGCTGCTCGTTGTGCTTAATGGTCGCGCCTGTTGATAGCAGGAATTCGTCGGCCATTGCGTCGCGCAAGTCTGCGTTGATTGGCGCTGCCTCTTCGACGGTGAATGGCAGGTCTTCGCATTGGTCAATGTTAAAGACGGTGAAGGCTTTGGGAAACATTGGGCGCTTGCCTGTTTCCGGGTCAGGGTCTTTAACAACCCATTTGATTAAGCCTGTCCCTTTTTCGCCTTTTTTAACGTGGCCTCCGGCTGCTTCTGCCTGCTTATATGTAAGCCATTTCTGATGACGGTATGCGCTGCCAGCAATCCAGAGCATGACCACATTGCCGCCTTTGTAAGCTTCGCCTGTTGTTATGTTGGTTGGCATGTCGGCGCTGCCGCCTGTCCATGGTTTGCGCCATGGGATAACGCCCTTTTCAAGCTGCTCTAAAATGCGGGCGGTTGTTTCTTCGTATAAGTCGCGTTTTGCCATTGTCGTAGTCTCCAAGTTTGTAGTCACTGGCGGGTGACGGAGACTTTTATAAATCCAACTGAGTTGGAGTGTCAATAGTGTTTAGGGCATAAAACGCAATAAAAGTGAAAATAATCTATTCCAACGCTGTTGGCATAATTAAATCAATGGCTTAGACTTTGCTTTATGAAGCGTTCGGTTAATAATTCCATGCGCTATTGCTGTTTTAATCCATTTAGGGCGGCGTTTTCCTGACATGATGCGCCACCATAGCAGGCGAATATATTGATTGCGCGCGGCCTTGGTGTTTATGCCTGCGGCCTTTGTCCATCGTGTCACGGTTAAGCGTGGCAAGCCTGAGAGTGTTGCGGCCTCGGTGATGGTGATTTGTCCCTTTGCGATAGCGTCCAGCATTGCTTCGCGTTGGTGTTTGTCCATGTCGTATGCTGTCACGTTGTCCAACTATGCTGTAAATAAATGATGCGCGGGCGTAACATGCCATTACGCTTGTCAATAAAAAACGCACGACCTGCCTATTCAATCAAGTGCTTGTAATGTCAGCTATATATGCCGTGTGTGACGCGGTGCGTTTTATTAGTGGGTGATTTGAGCGAGTTTCTTCGCGCGGCGGAAGTCATCTTGTCGAGCGGCGGCGCGAGCCGCGAGACAATCAAGCCCATTAGACAATCAAGCCCATTAAAGGTCTTCAAGTGATTGCAAGTGAACTGGCAAGCAAGCTGCCAACAAGACCAAAGGGCGCGGCTGTTAAGCCTAAAGCGTCAATGGGGCCTCTTACAAAGCTTGCGCCTATCCATCAACTGCTCATCGAATATACTGTCCACGGCGTTCCCGAAAACAAAAAGCGCCTTCTCGATTATCACTATCGGGCCGCGCCTACGGAACAACAGCCAGACCGCAAGCGCCAACTCCTGCCTAATGAGCCGCTAACATGCGATGAAGCTGCCCGCGTCCTGGGTGTGCGTTTGCGTCATGCGCGCCATCTCTTCTCACAGCCTGTTTTCATCAAGGCCCATAACGCAGCAATAGAGGCTATTCGTAACGGTGCTAAAGTCGCGGCTATGAATAAGGTCGCGGCGCTCGTATCTGAACAAGGCGATGGCTCAGCGGCATGGGCCAAGGTCAATCTTAATGCTGCGCAGCTTATACTCGGTGATAGTGCTGGAAATGACGCCAAGCCAAGCGTCCAGGTGAATGTCGGTCTTCAACTCAACCCTGGAATTGTCATCCGATTGCCTGCCGATGCGCCTACTAGCCCGCTTGAACTAACAGCAACGCAAGTCAACGCTGATGACTGATAAGCCAATTGCCGCCTTCACTGATGCCTATAAGCTCGGCCTTATCGCTGCCGGAATACCTGACGGACCAAAGGTCGGACCAATGGTTAAGATGCGCAATGATGATGAAAACAGCGCAAGCGATAATGGGGAACAAGGACAGATTACAGTCATAGCGGATAGTGATAGCGACCCGCTTATGATGATTGCGGATAGGCTGAGGGTGGAGACGCTGAGTGTGGAGAGGTTAATTGCGGAGCGGCTGAGTGTCGTGGGTCAGGCCGAAGCAAGCGCAGCTTCCAACATTTCCGCGCAACGCATGGCCGAAGTGCAGGCCGAGGTAGTGGCTGACACGGCGCGATTGATAGCAGGCCAATATAAGCGCCTCGGTTAGTGTGTGTTCGGTTTACTGAACCAGCAATTGCATAATAAAATCAAAGGGAACTGCCTATGATGTGCCGTAATATGTGCGCAGCTTGGCTTGATAGTGCGCGAGACGTCATTTTTCGCCATCGACGCATCATTAACCTACGCAATGCAAACGCCCCCGCCGCCTTCGTTCTGTGCAGCGAGCCGCCGGGGAAAATCGGGGCCACCCCCCATGCTCCACCCTCCCCCGCGCGCACATTTGAAAAAAGTTTTTTGGCGGTTCGGAACATTGGGTGGCTACGATGGTGAACTTGCCGGATGATGTGTTGGATTATTTTTTATATGTATGTGGTCTTCATCAGCGAGTTGTTGATGGTTTAGTTTTTGATTGCGATGATTTGATTGATGTTTTGGTTCAATCAGGTGTTGAGAGTTCATTGATGTTTAACAATTGGGCTAGACGCGAGGAGTGTCCGTATAGGATGGTTTGTTATGTTGAGTGTGGTGTTGTTCGGTTAGAATTGGGGATGGGCCATTGATTGCGGAAGTATTGGCGGAGCGTGGCGAGCGGTATGGTTCGTTTAGGGGTCATGCTGAGATTACGCAGGCATTGAAGGATGTGATGAGGTTGTCTCCTAAGTGGGGTGATTTGGATTGTTCGCAGACTGAGGCGTTGGAGATGATAGCGCATAAGGTTGGTCGGATATTGAATGGCGACCCTAATTACGCTGACAGTTGGGTAGATATTGCGGGTTATGCGACGTTGGTTGCGGAGAAGTTATGATTGAGTGGTTGCTGAATTGGTTGCGTGTAAAGCTTGGACATTGGCTGTTGGCGAATGAGGAGGCTGATGAGGCGCGGCGTGAGCGTGAAGTTGCGCGCAAGCAAGCGGAGATAATCAATGCGGAATATGAGACGAGTGATACTGCTCGCGACTTTGATAGGGGCGAGTTTTAGCCTTGTGGGTTGCGATGACCGTGTTGGTGTTGACGGCGGCGTATGTGCTTCGTTGAAGCAGTATAGTCGTGAACAGCAAAGGGCTGCGGCGGTTGAGATTAGGAAGAACCCTAATGGCGAGTTGGCAAAGCTGGTTAGGGATTATGGGTTAGTGCGAAAGGCTTGCAGGATATGAGTGACTACGCCTACCTT